GTATATGGTATTAATACACTCAGTGGTACTCATTACCCTAATGCTTCGCATGATACTGATGTCTTACCGCAGATGTGGACTAATGGCTACCTAGTTGCAGTTGATTCAATCTTCTTGGGCGGTCAAGCATCTACTCAATGGACTAGTGATGTATATATCTCTATCACTCTCGAATGTACCGTTGAGACTATGACTCAAGCATCCGCTATGGCTTTGGCACTATCTCAACAAGGCGCATGAGGTGTTAACATAGCCACCGTTGAACAAATGGCTGAGGATTACCTCACGCAACAGGGCGAGGCTCTATGCGGAGTTATGGCTCAAGCATTGATGGAGAAAGGAGTACCTTCACCGATCGCTAGGGCTTTGGCTGATCGTGCTTGCAAACCTGCCGCCAGAGCTGCAGCGAGGGATGTTGTCAGTACAGCGAAAAAGGCAGTCAAAAGAACAAGTAGCGCATACAATCGCAAATACAAAGCCGCCTTTAAGAAAATCTCGGGCAAGTATAAACTAAAGTCGGGCAAGTGGAAAAAGAACGGTTTCAAGTCGGCAGTACGAGCAGCACACAAGGCGGTGAAGAAATGAAGCGAACAGGAAGAATATTAACACTTTCAAATGACATTAACAATATTACTCCCCCATCTAGTATTAGCGGAAACGCATTTACTCTGGCAACTATTTTTGAAGATGATCGGGAGAATTTTGGGTGGAAGATTATTGATGTCAAACAATTGGCCCCGATTTCACTTACCTCAAGGCCCACAAATTGGGCATTAATGTCTGTAAGACCGGACTCTTTTGTTGATGGGACAGTTTTTGGCAATTGGGCCGTGAATCGACAGACCTTTGATAATTCCTTGATTGCAACTTTTAATAATGGAATAGGCGACCCATATTCATTGAGAACCGAACATGTTGCGACTAATCATCTGTCTATGTTCTTTAATGATGGAGAGATTCCATATTACAACATCACATTAGAAGAGTATCAAATCTCAAGCGAAGAAGAAATTATGCTGAAAATAAAAGAGACTTCTCAATCTTTGAATGATATAGGTGAGTAATGTGTTGAGAAATACAGAAGACTTGCTGAAAGAGATCGTTAAGATTCTAAGACGACTTGAAAAGTTGATGAAGAAATGAGTATTCCTTTAGCACCAGTAGATCAGGAACAAAACGAACGCATCGTTTGGTGTGAAAGATTGCTTTATCTTATCGTGCTGCTTCAATTTCCTCAACTCGCATCATTAATGATGTAAGTAGATCAGTGGTTAGTACATTACGAGCATGTAACATGCCCAACAATTGGGTAGTTGGTATCGATGTATAGTCAAACTCTTGGTTAAGTTTCTCATTTATTGCATGAACTACCCACTTTGAACGAGATGATGTATAGGCTAACTCTTGGTCAAGCCGTCTCTTCAAACTAGTTGGCACAGCAATCGATAATGGAACGCTTGGATCAGTGGAACGAGGGCGACTCATTCTTCTTCACCCTCGGTAAAATTAAAATTCATAGGAATAATTCTGTATAATCCACAGCCATTAAATCCATGGATTGTAGTACAATGATATTCAATTTCATAAGTATTTAATTTTGCATTCCAAAAATATCTTAAATCGACAGCATTCTTTCCGCATTTTATACAAAGATGGTCATAAGTCATATTATCGCCTCTTACAACTAGCACATTCTAGCGTGACCCAGTAGATCCCATCACAAGAATTCTTGTAATGACCAGGTCTTTTGTATTCTAAACATCTTTGTAGGCCCAAACAGGTGTTACATTGTGTACACATAACACCCCTAGATGGCGTTTCCTTATAGTTTCATTGGTAATGAATGTAGAATATATCTATTTTTGCCGCTAGGTGTTGCGTTTTCCAGTAGAAATGCCTAGCGTTAGCCTAGGCTTATAGCGAGGATTGTTACAAGAAGTATAATAAACCTGAGCCTATCATAATAGGGTATGGCAAGAAGTGACTCTTTTTTCATTAGACAGACCCTAAACGCAGATAACGCAAACACATATCAAGAAATTCCCCTCGATTTAGGTGCCTATGTTGATGCTCTTGGCAAGTCTGTCTTGAGAGTGCATAACATTGCCGTTTCTTTCTCGGATCCAAGTGGTAAAGCATTAGAAGTCTCGACTTTAACCAGTGCTGCAGGTCAATACCAACTATGCACACAAAGCCAAACAGGAATCGTTTTTAGTTCCAATAGAGCCGTTATTGCTAGCGGCACAGTATATGGTATTAATACACTCAGTGGTACTCATTACCCTAATGCTTCGCATGATACTGATGTCTTACCGCAGATGTGGACTAATGGCTACCTAGTTGCAGTTGATTCAATCTTC